TCGGTGTAGGCATTGCCGAACAGCTTCAAGAACTGGCGGGTGGCCTTCCAGCGCATGCGCCGGACTTCGATGTGGGGAGAGCCCTCGAATTTCACGAGGGCAGTTTTCTGTTTGATGGTATCCATGGGGGTCGATTTTGGCTTTGCTATTCAGGATTGTTGACCAGGCCGCGCCAGCTCAGGAGCTGGCAACGACGGCGTCCTTGGTCCACTGGATGTCGCCGGTCTTGAGCGACTCGATCTTGATGGTGGCGTCGGAGAACTTGCCGTCGCCGTGCGTGACCTTGCCGTCGCGAGTGACCAGGCAGGGGAAGTCGGCCTCGCTTATCATTGCGATCGTGCCGGTATTATCCAACACGTCGGGAACGAACAGACTGCAGGTGGCGTTCACGGCCCCGATCGTTGCGCCGTTGAAAATACTCATCAGGCGTTTCACCTCCTGCAGGTCAAAGGTGTAGACCTCGTAGCCCTTGGTCCGCACAGCGCGGGCCTTGCGCACCACGCCGTCCAGGCCTGGACGCTCCAGGTATTTGATCTCCTGGGTGGGATTGTCTTCGAGCTTCGTGGCCTCGAAAACGAGCGTGACCGGAACGGTCGTTCCGATCTTCAGTTGGATAATGCTCAGCCCATTCATAATGGACTCAGCGGCATCGAAGGGTGATCTTGGCAGTACTGTTGACATGTGAGGATTGCGCCTGGTGGCGCGGGTTGGGATTTGGTTTTGGATTACGAGTTGGTCTGCGAAAACGCCGGAGACCAGGTGAAGTCCGTCGCGACGATCAGCACGCGGCAGAAAGAGCCATCGGTGTTCTCGCGCAGTTCATGGCGCTTGAAAGTGAAGAGGCTCGATTTCTGGATGGTGGGATCGGTCGGCGCGCCATGGATGAGTGGCACAATCGTGTCGATGACAGCCACGGTCGTGAGGCCCTGCGGGTCATCGAGCAGGCCGCGGTGAACGACGACTTCAAATTCCTCTTCGGAAAGCGCGCGGCCGCGCAGCTGCTGGCCTTTGGATTGCCCGCTGGATGGCATGACCACGATCGCAAGCGACTGAGTCTGCAGGGCGTTCTCAACCTCGCTGGCCAGGTTGCCCTTGTCTTCGACCAGCACCGGGTAACCGGCGAGGACGGGAGCGGATGCGATCAGATCGCGCAGGCGGTTTTGGATGGCCTGGAGCATGGCTAGAAGTTGAACGTCTCAGGCGAGCCTGGCGTCGTGCCCGCTCCTGGAAATTGTCCCCAAGCTCCGCCGGCGGTGGGGCGCTGGACCTGCGTCGGCGGCTGCACGAAGAAGCGGCCGGCCGCCACGTCCTTGAGCCGACCAATCGCATCCTCGTATTCTTTGCGCCTCGCCTCAGTGAGCAGCATCGTTGCGGCACGACCGGCGGCCACGCGCGTGAGCAGATGCCACCGTGCGATTGCGAGCGCTGTGGACTTGAGCTCCGAAGGCAAGGTGCCCGGATCGCCGACGATCCCGTTGGCCCGAGCCGCGACGTAGCCGCGCACTTCCTCGGTTGTGTCGGCGAGCGCGGCCGCGACCGGATCGGCGGCTCCGGAGGCGAGCGAATAGCCCGACAGCGCAGCGACCTCCTGGGCGAGGAGCGTCGCAGCCAGATCGGCAGATATGAGTGTGATCCAGGACATGGTCAGTGGGCGGCTTGAGTGGAAAGGACTTTGTGCGTGCGCTCTCCCGCGCGATTCGAGCGCCAGAAATAGGTGTAGAGAAATTCCGGGAGGAACTCCTCGCTCTTGATCAGCGGCCTTAGGCGCTCCGCAAAGTCAGTGTCCTCCTGGAAATCCACCGCATTGAATCCGACCTTGAGCGCGAGCTCGCGACGGATCGGTGTGACATGATACGGGAATCGCCGGTAGGTCTTGATTCCGTCAAGGAAGACGAAGTCCCGGTTCACCGGATTCGTGATGGAATATTTGCAGTCGGCTTCGAAAATGCCATCGCAGTACCGCTTTGAAAAATAAGTGACGGCGTCCGCATGCGGATTGCGCAGGATGGCGCCGAGCACTTTCGCGATATAGTCCGGAGCGACCAGGTCGTCATCATCGACAAAAACCACGAAGTCCCCCTTGGCCTGGTCAAGCAGCCGCTGGCGCTTCTTCCCGATGCTCTCCTGGCCGTCGTCGGCCGCCAGGAGGAACTCGACTCGCTCGGTCCATTGCGGCGCGAGGCAGGCAATCAGCCGGTCCAGGTAGCTTTTCCGGCTGAAGATTGAGCAGACGCAGATGGAGAGCAGCGTCCTGGTCCGCACCCATTTTTCCTCAAAGCGTTTCCGGTTGGCCTCCAGGATCGCGCGGTAGTTGGCCTGGCGTGTGAAGGTTGTAAGCTCGGCCTTGTGGTCGACAACGCAGTTGCCGCAGACCCCAAGCGAAAGCCCTGCGAGCGCGGCGCGGCGGCAATAATCGTTGTCCTCCCAGTTGCCTCCTTCGAACCGCTCGTCGAGCGTGCCGATCGCATCGATCGTCGCCCGCGAAATATACACGCATACGAACGCGAGGAAGCTCGCCTCAGTAACGTTGTAGGGTTGCGACGCCTGCTGCCGGGGATTGCAGCAACGCCCGTTGATTGTGGCGCTGACAATGCCGAAGGCGGCACTGGCCGACTGCAGACGATCGAACCCGCAGAAGCTCGTCAGCTGCGCATCGTCGTTGCAGAGGATGACATCATCGGAGCCTGCGGCCGCGATCCCGAGGTTGACGTTGCGCGCATAACAAAACGGCTGCACACCCTCGATCCATTCGATGCCGGCCACCATCGCTCGATCCGCCGGACAGATGCCATCGCCCACGACGATGATGCGCAGATCAGGCTGGTGCCGCCGCATTGCAGTCACGCAGGCGACGACGTTGGCGATCTTGGCCGATGGAATGATGACGGTGTAAGACATGGCTGAATGAGGCAGAGGCTTCAAAGAGCCGCCCGGCAGGGCGCCAGGCAGCTCGGGAAAACTCCGCGGGAGATCAGGATCCGCCGCTCGCAGTGGCGCTGGAGACCAGGCGCTGCATGGAGGGAGCCTGGCCGACGGCCTGGCCGCGCATGTAAGCAGCGCGCCAGTTGGCGGTGCCGGCGCGGTGGTCCAGGTACTTCACGAGCATCATGGAGAAGCCCGTGTCCGGATTGGTGACCTGCTCGATGATCGCCGTCGCGGGCACGTCGCCCATCGCCTGCGTGTAATCGTTGGGCAACCGGGCGGCGACCGCCAGGCAGTCGGGCGTACCGCAGAAGCCGATCAGGTTTTCGCCCGTCGGGATGTTGCCGACCTGGTAGGGTTGGAACCCCGCGACCGGAGGCAGCACGTTCTGGGTCAGCAGTCCCTTGAACTCGGCCTGGAAGGCGGCCATCTGGACGATCGAGGAATCCTTGCCCAGGGCATGGAAGGCCGAGCCGTTCAGCATGGCAAAGCGGCTGGCAGACGGCACACCGCGGCCAAGGAAGGCTTCGTCGACCGTCTGCAGCGTATCGCGGCAGAAGCTCGAAGCGGCGATCGCCGTCTCATGCGGGAAGTGCGCCACCGTCACCAGCGACATGATCGCATCCCAGAAATCCTTCGCGACCGCGTAGAATGCGCCTTCAACCTGTTCGCCGAACAGATCGCGCTTCGTCTCGGCCAGTTCGTTCGCGTTGAACGAAATCGGCACGAACTGGTGGGCGTTGATCACGATCGGCACATCGATCGTGGTCGAGCTCGCGCCCGCGGCCAGGTCGTAGCCGCCGGCGGTCGGATCGTAGCTCTGCACAGTCGGAACGGTCCGCAGGCGGGTCATGACCGTCTGACCGAAAGAGATCGGGTTGTCCGAGAAATCGGTCGTGATGGCGAAGAGCGCCGGGAAGCGCAGCTTGAGCAGCGTCAGGGACCGCTGCAGGATCAAGTTTCCGGCGAGCGAGCCCAGCGAATTGGCCGCAAGCAGCGGCAAGAGCTGGAAGGCCGGATCGGCAAAAAGATTCCGGATGTCCTTCGCGTAAATCGCCGCGCATTCCTGGGCATGCACCTTGGTCGCACCGCACTTGGCCTTGTAGGCGCGGAGGACTTCGAGGACACCGTCCTTCACCTCGAACACGCCAGGTTGCGTGACGCGGGTGAGCACGGTCGCGCCGGGCAGCGCGGCCAGGAGTTCGGCATGCTTCGGATCAGCCTCGATGAGACCGGTCCATTTCGCCTGCAACGCTTCGTCCTTGGGAGGCAGCGCCCCGCGGGCGACCGCTGCATTGACCAGGGCCTTGGCGTCGTCCTTGCGGCGCTGGGCGTCCTTGGCCTTGAGGGTTTCGAGCTCGGCCTCCTTTGCCTTGAGGCTCTGGAGTTCGGCGAGCTGGGCCTTGAGCGCGACGCCTTCGGCGCCGGCGGTCGGCAGTTTGTCGACGTGCTTCGCCACGAGGGCGGTGAGTTGATCGTCGGTCGCATCGGCGGGTACAGGAACCGCCAGCGCGGCCAGGATCTTGATGAGCGTTTCTTTGTTCATGACTGGATTCTGGTTGATGTTCCGGGGACCGCCGGATGCGGGATTGGTGGTTTCGGCGCCGGCCAATCGGGCGGCGATTAGCGCCGGCATTGCGGCGCCGAAAGCGGGAGCGTTCACCAGGCCGCCGGCGGCATGGCCGGCGGGCAGCCGGGTAACGCGCCTGGTCTTCGGGTTGACGAAGAAGGCAGGGGAAAAGGAATAGTAGACTTTGCCGCGCAGGAGCTCCTGACCGAGCGAGGTCCATTCGACCTTGGCCATGATGCCTTGCGCCGGATCCCAGCGGAAGCCGGTCACCCATGCAGTGGCCTCCTCATCCTTGTGATCCTTGTCGAGGTAGACGCGCTGGCCCTTGCCGAGGATGGCCGCAAAGGAGGCCGCGATCAGGTTGCCGCCGGCTTCATCGCATAAGACGGTGGCATCGACGGGCGCGCCCGCTCCGGTGAAACAGCTGATCTCATGGGTCCCGGCCGGCATCCAAACGATTTCCCCTGGCAGATCAGCGGTGGCGTCGGTAGGCAGCGCGAGCGGCATGGCGGCAGCCAGGGCGATCAATTCCGGATCGGAGGAGGCAGCGAGAAGGAAGAAAAGTTTTCTGCTCATTTGGATCTTTGTTTGGTGGAAGGAAGTTTGGAGTAGCTGTGTGCGGCGCCGGCGATCATCGCCTCGCTGAGGCCTGCCTCCAGGGCGTCTGCCAGTTCGGACGCGCCAATCATCGTCGGGGCGAGGGCGTCGAGCTTGGCGATGAAGGCTTCCAATTCGCCGACCACGTCCAGATTGCCCGCCTCGATGGCAGCCAGGAGCGGTTGGGCAGCCTTGCGCAGCGGAGCCATGTCGTGGGCATGAGCCAGGGCGAGGGCCTTGGCCGTGGCCTCCGGCATCTGGTAGTTGCCTGGGATTGCGGCGGACCCGGCGGGCTGAGCGGCGGCGCGGGCATTTAACGCGTCGCTACGAGGTACGGCGGAGCGCGGCGAATCAACGATAAGGCCGTTCGCCGTCGTTGTGGCTATGTCAGTACCCCCCGAACCGTCCTGGGCGGTTTGCGGGGCTGCGCTGGCATCGGACCCCGAGGGGCCTTTGCCCCCCGGGGATGACCCCGACAATCCTGGCAGCGACCCGCCTTTCGGCGGGAAGTCAGAAGGTGAAGGTTGGCCGCCGATCGTTTCGTCGCCTTCTTCAGGCAAAGGAAGACCGTGCCTCTCATAGAAATCCGAAGCCACGAAGCGCACGCCCTGGATGGCGGCGAGGATTGAATCACGCGTCGCGAGCTGCACGGGATCCGGATCGCCGGCGAGGTCAGGCACGACCGTCGGCGTCTCAGAGACATCTCCCCAGTTCCATCGGAGGATGGCTGGGACGAGCTGGTAGTTGAGCAGATTGGCGCACCATTGCGCGGCGGAATGGAGCACTTCCCGGCGGACCTCGCCCTGTAATTGGGCCTGGCCGCCACCATTGAGCCCCTGCGAATGCTGGGCGCCGGAGCCCTCCTGCCCGAGGATGAGCAGGTCGCAAGCCTTGTCCGCCAGCTGCTGGATGAGGATCTGAGGATTGTCCTGGGAGCGGGTAACGGCGTCTTTGAAATCGAGCGTCGTGCCGGCAGGGAATGCCGCATATCCGGCCGTAGCCATCTGCTGCAGCATCTGCGTCAGTGTGCCGAGCAGTTCCGGACGGCTGGGATCATAGGTCGCCCAGCGGAACGGAACGCCGAAGATCTGCGCCGTGGCGAGCAACCATTCCCATCCAAAAGTGATACCAACCCAGTAGGGAGCCAGAGCGCGCAGCAATGCGGTGGCGCCCGGAGCGCCGGAGCGCGCCTGCCAGATCCCGCACCAAAACTGCCCTTCCGGGAAAGGCTGCCATGAGGTGCTGGTGGGCGTCGGCGTCCAGACCGTGGATCCGGAGCCCAGCAGTCCAAGCTCTGTGCCGTCCGGACTCCACCCATAGCGTCGCGGCGAAAGCATGTGAGCGCAGCGCGGCAGGATACCCTCCGGGGTCTGCGACCAGCCAACCTCGTTGACCGCGATGCCTTTGCCATAGGCGTCAAGGACGTGGTAGAGCGCATCTTCGAATCCCAGTTCGAGCGTGCCGGGCCGCGGCCGCCAATTCTTGAGCGCCGCTTCCACCAGGTCAGCCTTCTCTTTTGCGCTATCGGTGGGCTTCCCTCCCCCCGTGACATGGGGTTGCACCGTGTACTTCGCTCGCGAGGCATTACTGCGGACCTCCGCAAGGTTCTTCAGCAGCCGCGGCCAGGTGTCCTCCATGAGGGCGAACAGCTCATATTGATCGGTCAGAGAGCCCTGGGCGGCATTCTGTAGCACCCAGCGGATCTGCGATGGATCGAGCCGGCGATTCGCCCAGAACATCGGGGCGAAGTCGGAGACCTTCGGCTGGACAAGATCCTGGCGTGGAGCCGCCGTGGGCCTCTTCGCGGGAATCACCGGAGGGGCCTCGCCCGGTTCCGCGGCCATGACCATTAGGTCGGGCGGCATTACTTCCAGGCTTTGGCCCTGTGACTTCTTGAAGATGGATAGAGGGAGTTTCATCGGGGGTCAGGCGAAGTGAGTGATGATGGGGCGCTGAATGATCGGCATGCCGGGGCGCGCGGTGCCCATGCGGACCATCTGCAGGGTCTCCGCGGTAAAGGCGCCGGAGTTCGGCCGCTGGCTTGCGCGGATCGCCAGGGCGAGCGCCCAGAAGTGATCGGCATGTCCTGCCTCATCGCGCTCGGCGGCGATTGACACGCGGCCGGACGGCGAGACCAGGCGCTCGGGCTTGCGCAGATCATCGCGCAGCTCGGGATCGGACGGGATCTCAATGCGGCGATCTTCAAAGACGCCCAGCAGTTCGGTCGCCATGATCTCCGTCACCCGGGCAGTCTCCGCCTTGCGGCCGTCGGATATGAGGCGCTGAGTGAGGGGCTCAGTCGTGGAGAAATCAACGCCGCCGATATCCCGGCCGGCGTGCGCGTCCTGGGCGTATTCGACGAGGCCAAGACCGAGACCGGTCATATCGATCCGGGCGGAGCGGAAGCGGGGAAGTTTGACGATGCGATCGAGCTGCCTCTGCTGCGCAGGCAATCGCATGTTCTCCATTCGCAGCATGGCGACCACGCGGTAACCTTGGCCGATCTTTTCGATGACAGCCTGGACTGAGCGGTCGCGACGGCGGCCGACGTCCTGACCGAGGAACAGGTCGCCGATCGTCTGCGTGCGCAGCCGCTCGATCGTCGCCTCGGACCATTCCTGCAGTTCGATGACAATGCCCTCGCGCTCCGCGGAGCTGATGAGCTCCTGGGTGAGCAGCGCCGAGGCTTCGTCGTTGAACTCGCATTCGTAGTTCTGATCGTAGGCGCGCTTGTCGCTCGCTTCGGCGCGGGCCTGATCCGGCGTGATCTCTTTGCCAGTGACGATCGAATAGATGTGCAGTTCACCGCGGCGCCAGGCGTCTGACCTGCGGAGGCGGTAATATGGAATCCGCCCTTCCGCGATGAGCTGGTAAAACATGTTTCTCCGGCCGTTGCCTGTGCTGGAGATCCGGCATAGAAATTCCGGATTGGCTGAGATGATCGGCTCGGCTGCCTCCCAGATGGCCCGGCTGTCCTGGTGAAACGCGAACTCATCGAGGACCAGATCGCCGGAGAACCCGCGAGCAGTCCGGGGATTGGCGGCCAGCACAATGATGCGACCGAGCTTGCCGCCGATCTCCAGGCGGACCTCGAAGCGCATGAGCTCTAATTTGGCGTCCTCGGAAATATCGTTGCGCCGATCGAGCTCCTCCCTGTTGCCGTCCTCGACGAAGGCCTTCTGCAGCTTGTGGCAGACCTCATGGACCTTGAGAACGAACTCGCCACCGTTGGAGCGGGAGTTCGAGAGGACAGTGACGAGCCAGGCGTCGTGAGTCTGCAGCTGGCGCAGGAGCCGGTTAACGGCCCAGCCGGCCAAGGTCGTGCTCTTGCCGATCTGGCGCGACCAGTGCAAGAGCGCAGTCTTTGCCGTGTGATCGTGCACCACGGGCAGCTGGTAGCCGCGGTAGTGCATCATTGGCTCCGGGACAGCGCCGGCGAGCGTCGCCACGGCCGCGATCACAGCGGCGGTCTGGCGAACCTTGCGCACACTCTTGGAAGCGGCCGTCATGACTTCGCTCCCTTCCGCTGATCAACGTCCGCGAGCGATGGAACATTCTCAGGCATGCCGAAGACGCGTTGCCGTACGCGTTCAAGTCTGGCGTCGTCATCGAGGCCGGGCTCGCGCATGATCTCCTGCAACTCGGCAAGTTGCCCCATGACTAGCTTCAGAAACTTCTCCTGGTCCAGGTGCAGGCGCTCGCGATCGAGTTCGAACTTCTGCTGATCGAGATCGAGCTTTCGCTCGATGAGCTCGTTCTTCTGCAGTACCGCGATGTCTTTTGGCGTCAACTCTTCGAGGGTTGCCAGGAACTTGGCGTGGCCGAGCGCCGTGCGAGCCTGCAGGTCGTAATCAGCCGGACAGTTGGCCTGGGCGATGAGAGCGGACTCCTTCGCGGCCGCGAAACGGCGCTCAACCTTTGCGCCCTGGTACCATGCGGAGATCGCCTGCGTGCTTGGGCGGCGACCACCCCATTCCGCCTTGGTCCATTCGGCGACCTTGGAGGCGGCCTCCGGCAATCCAAGCCCGCCGGCGAGCGCAATGAAGAGATCGTCGCGCTGGGAGGCCGTGAGGCGGGCCGCAAAACTGTCGGAGCGCAGCTTCATGGATGGGCCGCAGAGGACGCTTGGGAGCGCGGTGTGAGAGGGAATGAGACGCGGGGATCGCGCAGCGCCGAGATCGCGAGGCCAAGCAGCACCGAGTCGATTACGAGAATCGCCAGGGCTAGCCAAAGCAGCTGTCTATCGCGCGGAGCGGTCATCAGCGGAATCGTCTCTGCGCTTCTGTGCGACCCTCGGCCGTGAGGCACCAAAGAGGATCGCCATCGTCATTGCGCGACTGGACGGCATAGCGGCGCTCTGCGAGACGCCCAAGGGCCTCGGTGAGCTCGCCGTTGCCGATTGGTCTATTACCGAGTTTTTCGGACAACTGCGTTCGCAAGGCCGGCTCGGTGATAGGCCAGGGGTCAGACAAATGCAGCATCTGGAGGACTTCGGTCGAGGAGATCATGGAATGCAGGGCTTCCCGAGTGTGCAGGGTAGGCGTTTGAGTTCTCCCTCAACCCGGGAAATCCCTGAGAGCAGGAGATTGATCCGCTCATGCGTATGGCTCGCCCGCTCTTCGCTTTTCTCATCCAGTTTCGCCAACGCTTTCGTCAGCATTTGCAGGCGTTCGGCATCCTGGTGTTCGAGGCGTTCGACGCGGCCCTCGATAATCTTGAGCTCTTCATGGGTCGCCATGCGCACGACCTGCCGGGTTTCGAGCGGCTGCTGAATGGCGACCTGTTGCGCCTCATCATTCTGCTGGAGCTGGGCCTTGAGCTCCTTGGCGAGATCGCTTTTGAATTGCCGCAGGACCAGGAATGCACCGGCGAGCACAATCAACCCAAGAAAGGCGAAGCCAATGAGAGTTGCTCCCTGGCTGGAAAAAAGACTTTCGGGGATCATTTTAGGGATGTTCTCAGAGGACGTTGGCCTGGCGGAGCGCGGCTTCGGCCCGCTCGGCGGTGCCGTCGGCAACGGTGATCCATTCCGACTTTATCTGCTGCGCCTTGGCGGCGAGCTGAGGGGCTTCCGTCGCGATCAGTTGCCCAAGATGGTGTGTCGCTGCGGATGCGTCGCGGGCCAGCCCTTCGGCGTCGGCCTTTGCCTTGGCGGCGAACGGAGCAAGAATCGCGTGCGCGGCCGTCACGATCGGCTTTAACGCAGGGCATGCCATCTCCAGGAGCGGGAGAACGTAGGCAATCGCCAAGTAGGCGATACCAATGTAGAGCGCCCAGCGGATCACCATGTCGGCCGCTTCACCCAGGGCGTTCTTCTCTGAAAGCGTTTGAGTGAGCTGCTCCTGCAGGGTCTTCTTTTCCCCTGCGAGTTTGTCGGCCTGCCCCCGGGCCGCGGTGGCCCGATCGAGCTCCCCACGCTCGCGGCTCGCGGACTGGCGCAAGGCTTCATCGGCGATGGAGAGAGCTTTGTCCGCGGCTGCGCGGCGATCTTCGGAAGCGCTGGTAGCATCGCGGACCAGCTGCGACACCCATGCCTTTTGCTCCGCAGTGAGCGGACCAGCAGCCTGGGCGAGAGCGCCAGCGGCCTTGTCGTTCCACTTTCCAGCAAGTTGTATGGCTGGGTCAGCCTGCGCTTCCGGAGCGGCGGCGTTGATCGCCTGGCCGGTTGCCTCGACGAATTGCTGACCCTGCTTGGTCTGCGCGAGTTGTTCGGCATGCGCGTTCTTCTCGGCGTCGCGAGCAGTGGACGCCGCGGCGTCCAATTTCGCCTGAGTGCCATCGACTGCCTGGACCTGGGCGGTGATCGTCGACGCGCTTGGGCCGGTCGAGAAAAGATGGAAGTGAGAGGCTTTCCAAACAGCGCCGCCTACCGCGACGGCACCGGCGATCAGGAGAACAAGGGCGATCTGAATAGCGCCGCGGCGCGGATGCGCAATGGGGTGTAGTGCTACCATGCGCCCAGTGTGGGCGCGCCAATCGCGGAACTTGAAGCCCGCCGATTGTCAGTGAGTGTCAGTCAGTGACAGAGATCGTCGGTCATGGTCGATTTTTGGGCTTTTTCGCCGAAGGGCTGAAAGCCGGGATGCAAAACCCACCAAGTCCAAGCGTTGGACGGCAAGATGTAGCGGCACCGGATAGACTGCGGGCATTTTTCGATGACTGCGCGGGCGTAGCGGTAGCTTATCCCCACGCCCTGCGCTGCGAAAAAGTCGACAAGCTCCTTCGCCATGACGAGCTGCTCAGGAGGTGCCTTGAGATTGGTCGTCATGCTACTTGCCTTGATTCAAAATCCTCCCGACCTCTTGCTCCGCCCTCGCTTCCAGGGCCGCTCGGAGCTGATCTACTGGCGGCAGCGCTCGCGGATCCGGCGGCTGTGTGACAGAGGGCACGAGCCGCCAGTAGACGCGCAGGGCCTGTCCATCTTTTGCCGCAAGGTACATCCGGCCGCCGCTCATCTTTTTGAAGAACAATCCCGGGATATAGTTGCCCCGCGGCATCTTGCCATACACTTCGGCGCGCAGGGGAATAGCCAGCAGCCGGCGGCCGGGGCCTGGCCGGATCGTGCCACCGGTAACCTTGAAGCGAAACTTTGCCGAATCGATGCCGACCACGGCGCGATCGGCCGTCGCCGAGCGTAGCTGCGTCTTATCCCTCGCCTCTTTGTTCCAGAATCCCTGCGGGGGGAATCCCTGCTTGTTCCCCTCGGCATCGCGCTTGGCAAAATGTGCCTTGAGCTGTTTCTCCAGCTCCTTGCCCAGGCGCTGCATCAAAGCCTGACGCTGGGTCGCAGAGAGCGCCTGCACCATCCGCTTCAGCTTGGGTGTGGCCAGGTCTCGGATCTGGATGACGGGAGTGAACATCAGCGTTTCTTGCCTTCCGAGGGTTTCGGCTTCGGCGGTGCAGGCACACCGCGTTTGCGCAGCTCGTCAGCTGCCTTCTTCGGCAGTCCGTACTCCCAATCCATCTGCGCATCCAGTTCAGCCCACGTCGGTTTCTTTTTCATCGCTTCACCTCATAGAAGAACTTCTGGCCGGTCGCTGCAACCCAGTCCGCCAACCGTGCCTGCGCCACCTGGTCCGCGGTGTCGGCCGGCGCGAAGAAGCCGGCGACAACCCTGTGCTTGGCGTCATAGATCGCCACAGGCACATTCCCCTCGGCAAACATGGTCTCCGTGCCGTAGCCAAGCAGTTCGCCGCCGGCACCGCCAATCAGGCGCGTTTCAATCTCATGCCGACTGAACGGACTGTCGAAACGTCGGGCGAAGACATGACCCTCGCGTGTCCAAATATCCATCGAGTCACCGGCGTTGCTCCGCAGCCAGGCCGTCATCTCACCAGCCAGCTCGTCGCCAACGTGCTCGTGATATACGGGCTTGGTCCCAGCCTGGACCGCGTTCACTTCCACCGCCGCAGATTCGCTCACAGCCGAGGGGACCGTCTCCGGTACGGAGTCCGTCAATTCCTTCCAGAGCGCAGAGACGCTCGCCGATCCAGCGGGGATTTCATCCGCAGCCTTGGCTTCGGAATTGGACTTCCATTGAGCCGTATCTCCTTCGAAAGAGATCTGATCCCCGAAGGCTTGGTATAAGGAATCGCGCATCTCCGGCGCGATTCCTTTGACGCTGGCCTGCAGGCCCTCGTTCCAGTCCTGCTGCTGCTTCGCAGAGGCATCGCGGAGCTGTTGCAGGCGCGCCGCGGGAGACTGATTCTTATCGAGCAATCCGAGCGCTTCGGCCTCGGAACGGTCCCCGTCTTCCAAGCCCATTCCAGAGCCGTAGTCGAAGGGCGGCCAGGGCCGGCCAAAGCGTGAGAGCGCAGCCCAGATCGGGCTGGTCTTCAGAGCAACAAGCTCGGTCTTGCTCGCGCCCACCCAATTCACAGACGCGCCAGCTTCTCCCCAGCGCTCGTACCAGTCGCGAGGAACACGGCGCGATTCGACACGGCTCAGGCGGTATGCAGGGAAAGCGTCGAGCAGGTTCGGATCCATGTCGGCTTTGCGGGCAGCGAACCCATGCGCGTCCTGCATCTGGAAATTCCAGATGAGCTCCAGGCGTCGGACGGATGTGATATCGGTCAGATCACCTGAGTCTCCCGGCGCCGCGCCCAGCAGATTGCGCATGTCAGCCACAAATCGCGAGTGATCCATGCCCGTGCCGCCCGGGCGCGATTGGTCGAGCCCCTGGACGACTTTGTCGCGCATCGCGGAGAGGATCCGCGCATCCGTGAGACCTGCCGTCCAGAATGCCCGCTCCTTCAGCGCCAGCGGCATTCCCTCCCAATCGTCCGAGCGCAGCGCCGATCCGATCGGCGTCTTGCTGCTGAACCGGTCGACGGCCTCAGTCCAGGGCGATGTGGTCAAGTCTATGGAGTCGTCACTCATTGGAATGCCAGTTCCGCCTGGTGGGGTGTGGCCGCTTCGCGCCGTGCGGCATAATATTCGATCAGCTCGGCATCAGTGCGCGCGCGGTAGACGCCGCCTGCTGGATTGCGGCCGATGCATTCGACGAAGCCGAGTTGTGCCAGCTCGCAGACGCGCGGTCGCACGGCGAGCACGCTCCAACCCATGATGCCGGAGAGAGCGGCCGTGTCGCATGGGCCATGGGCAATCAGAGCGCCGAGCACGGCGGCGCGCCGCCCCGAGAGATTATCCCGGAGGGCGCGCCATGTATCGTTGCGAATGTCAGTCGGCAGCATCGCTAGACGGGCACCGCAGAACTGTGATCGAAGTCGAGCTGGGCCTGGCCACGCATGACCTGGTCAGCAACCGGAGCAGTGATCGCCTTCCGGCGGCGGCGGATCTCCGCGATGTAGAGGAATTTTTCCTCGGCGGCGGCGAGGGCCATGGCATCCGGCTCGCGGAACTCGTGCCCCAACTCGCGAAGCGCGGCCGCGATGTGCTCTGGCGGCCATGTCCGCACTCGTTGCCAACCGGATGGCCGCTGCCGACACTTGCCCGCGCCGAAATTCCGAATCATTCGGCAGTAGCCAGTCGGGAAGTCATAGGCCGCGCGCCGGTGCCTCATCAGCGTAGAAAGTGCGAGGTGTTTCACTTCCTCCTGCTTGATCCCGGCCGCCTCGACATAGACGCGCACCGCATATTGCCCTGGGATCTCCTGCGCTTGCCAATAGCGGGCAACCTTGGTGACGAGTAGCTGCCGCGTGTCCTCGATCCCGGCCTCGATCCGTTTAAGGGCAGGCTTGTCTTCCGCTGTGGCGTAAACGCGACCGGCGAGCAGCGCGCGGATGATGCGGTTGCACCAGATCGCGAACGCCGGCGAAAGCCACCGGGCGCATTCAATCGCCAGATCCGGGTGCGCCCAGGTGCCGGACCCATAGCGCCCTTCCGAAGTGATCAGAAGGCTTTCTCCGGAGGATTTTAACTGCCGGGAATCCCGGCAGTTAAGATCTACTTTTGAGGTCGCCGCCAAACCAGTGTCTGCTGCCAGTGCGGCCATGTAGTCTGCGGTCGATTTGAGATCGAGAAAATGCGATGGCCGCTTGTTGAAGGCGGCGCAAAGTTCCGTGAGGTTGACGAAGGCATCGTCGGCGAAGGAGACCGGCGCGTCCTGATATTCGTATGTGCTGATTGGGATCATGATCTATCGGGGGTTGAAAGGTTGAGGTCTTGCACCCGCCGGATTTCCGCGACGTGCGCTTCGAACTGCTTGTTGAGCTGGCGTCTGATGGACGCTGCAAGGATGCAGATGGCCGAAACCCAGGGCGGTTCTCGGTGATTGTTGAGACCGCCGCGATCTTCCGAGGCCAGCTTGGTGGCCAGGAGATCGATCATCGCCGTAGCGTTCCCAACGGCTTGCTCCAGATCCAACGTGGTGTGAAGTTGCCGCTCCGGCGGCAACGAGACGGGCCGCGGCTGCGCCGCGCGCTCGGTTGTGGGGTTGGTGACCCCGGACTGTGCTTTCATGACTACTTCCCTTAAAAGGCACCGCCCAGAGAAGCGTTGGAGCTTGTCGGCCCCGCGGCACCACCCGCAGACGACCTATCCCCAGGCGGCGCCAAGGGTTCACGTTGCCGGTCGAGACTCGGGTGGTTGCCCGGGCCGTGAATGACCGATCGCCAGTCCAACCTGGCGACATGTGCAACGCCGTGCAGCGCAGCGAAAAAGTCAAGATTGGAAACATGATCATGTCGCGAGCTCCGGGGCGTATTCCTCGCCGCGTTTGCCGAATGTGGAGGCGACGGCATTCTGCGGCGTGAGCACCTGTGGCTTCTGCTGGGCCATCCAGGCGCGCTTCCGCTCCTCTGGCCAATTGCCGGGAGGCAGCGGACGCAACTGGGGATCCACGCGAAGGAAGTAGTCTTTGAACGTGCCGTCCGGCTCAGCTGTCGAGTTGGTGACTTTAACCATCACGATTGGCTCGTCACTGATCACATCCTTGCGGTAGAGAATCCCCCGCGCATCGCGGGAGATCTCCTGGGCGCCGGCGTCGACCAGGTATCGCGCCGGACCATAGCGGTCGATCATGACTCGGCGGATCTCCGCATTGGTCTCGCGGCCGATGCGCTCAACGGTGATCGACTTCGGGTCATCAATGACGTCAGCAGGCACCCGCACGCCATGGACGGCATAGACAGCGAAGCCGTCAGGATACGCGACCGCTGGGCCGGTCTCGCAATGGAGACGGTTGCGATCGTCGCGATGGATGACGGTCGGATGTTCGGAAATAAACGCCCAGTCCGGGAAAAGGATGGACCACCCTGCAGCCGCGGTGAACTCAAAGTTCCCATCGAGCTTGGATCGATCGAATCCCAACTCGCCGGCAGCATCGTAATAGGAGCACCACCATGCGTCGAATTGGCCGAAGTCATACCACCACCAGAAGTTAAGTACGTCGCTGAGTTTAGCGCGGAGTTGATCGCTGAGTTGAGCGCTGAGTTGAGCGCGGAGTTGATCGCGGAGTTGAGCGCGGAGTTGAGCGCTGAGTTGATCGCTGAGTTGATCGCTGAGTTGATCGCGGAGTTTAGCGCTGAGTTGAGCGCGGAGTTGATCGCGGAGTTGAGCGCGGAGTTGATCGCTCAACTCCGGAGAAATCGCGGCGCTTTTGCTGCGCAAAAGCGCGACTGCGTAGGCGACCTCTCTCGGGCTGCGAAGGATAAACACCGTGCTGGGCTTCGCTCGGCCTCCAGCGGCGTACAGCTTCTCCAATGCAGCTTCGACCGTGGCGCGTTGAACAGGCTCGGTGGATAGGCCGATCTTCAGCCATTTCTCGCGGATCGCTGGCAGTTTCTTCTCAAAACCTCTCGGGAATTTCGTAATCATCGGGGTCAGTGATTGATGTTCGTCGGTGATGGTCAGTCCTGCACCTGGCGGATTGCCTCAGGGGAGTATTCGCTCTGGCGCGAGACCCGGTAGACGCCCTTCGGCAGGACGATCGTGCCGTGTTCGTCATGGGTCAGCTCCGCTTTCGCCGCGCGGATATCGAGGAACATGACTCCGGGCTCCTTGGCTGAGGTGTAGAGATCGCACCGGGGCGTCGCTATGCCGTGCGAATGGCCCGTGGCAGAGCCGTGCGCGAGAATCAGTCGGCCGCTCTCGCGGGCCACCTTGACGAGCTTCTTGGGCAGAGAGGGGATGCTCTCGATGAGAACATCGCCCTGGCGATACTGTTGGTTTTTGTTGTTCATGGGATACGGGATCAAAAAGGGTTCGGTTCCTTCGATTGCGCAGCAGTCGCCTTCGGAACCGGCGTCCGCCGATTCCTCACGGTGAAGACCAGCCTCCAGAGCTGCTTCGCGTTGGCCTCGTCGAGACTGCAGCGATACTGCCGCCGGCAGATCGCCGCGACGTAGTCCGGACGCAGGCCGCGCTCCTGGAGCGCCTGGTCAAGCTTGTAGCGCGCGATCCGGCGGTCGTTGTCGGCGTCGCGGACAAGCGTGCGCGTCGCCGCAGCTGCGTTTCCGCCGAGCGACTGAAAATGGGCGACCAGGCGGCCATAGTGCGCCTGGGTGCATGCGCAGAGCGATTGGACGCCGCATGCCTTGCCCTGCTCGACATGCCGCCACGACTCAAAGCAGGCAGTCTTCGACTGCTCTGCGTTGATCGCCTCAAACGCCTCGCGCTCCGACCAGGCCTCATAGGCCCGGCGCGCCAGCTGCGCCACGATGCGCTTCTGCTCTGTGGAAAGCGGGGTCATCGGGGAATGTCACTCGCGCGGGATCTTGTTGTCGGTCCTTAGCACGAGGACGGGTGTCTTGGTTCTCACAACCAAGTCGGTTTCTTTGAATGCCTTGGCAGGTATGTTCTCAATCGCCTCGCCGACCGTCGTCACTGGCAGCAATCGACCGCGGTTGCTGGCGTTGAAATCATAGGCCGCTCGCAGGATCCGATCCTGGGTTGTGGCAGGCGATTCATCCTCGGGGATCTGCAGTACCCAGGCGACGGCGCCGCCATTGTTCATCGGTGCGCCGAGGCCTTTATTGAACACGACGCCATCCGGATCACCCACCAGTACGACGAATTGTTTCTTTCCCGCGCGGGGCTTTGCTTCGCCGACTTCGGGCTGAGTCAGATAGTTCATCTCTTCGATGATCCGACGGAGCACGGCTGGCTCGATTTTGTTCTTCTGGAGGATCTCTGCGACTTTATTGATCTGGATTTTTGCCATGATATTTCGGGGTTGAGTTTCAGGGAAAGTGGATCGTGCGTTGCCTATTCCTCGCTTGTATCCTCGGCCTCTTCGTCCAGGAGTTTCGCAACCAGCTTGTCGACCTCGTCGTCCACGGGCTTGATGTAGACGACATCGCCGACCTCACCGACCGTGCAGCCGATGCGCTTGAGATCCGCCGTGCTGAGGCCAGCCAGAGCCTTCTTCTGGACCTTCTCCACAATCTTGATCAGCACCTTGGCCTGGTCGGGGAAGTGCTGCTTGATCCGCGCAACGACGCTCTTCTCGTCGGCCCATTCGATTTTCCCCTTCCCCTTCATGTAGCCCACGCGGATGCCGTGGCAGACGAGTGTGCGGGGATCTTCGAACAGCCCAGGTGCGTGGGCGATCGAGGCTTCGAGTGTCGACTTTGCTTCGACGGCCGCAGCCACGGCGCTCTTGATGCCTGGCAGCCTCCGGCGCTTGGTGGCTTCCATCTCTTGCTGGAGATCGGCGACGCGTTCCGAGAGGACAGAGCGGGCATCGGCGAGCGTTTTGGCCTGCGCGTCGATGCCTGCGAGATTGGGACTGACTGTGGTGTTGCTCATAGATGGAAAAAGAGTGCGATAACCCAGACGCTGAGGTTGACGCCGGCCGCAAATGCCAGGGCCAGCAGCAGGGCAAACGTGCCGCGGGGCAGTTGCAGCGGCACGACGTAGCGTTCGATGGCGGGCATGAGTTTCATACTGGAATAAAGGCCGCAGCGGATTGGAGGGTGGCGCGATAGAAAGCGGTGATGATCGCCTCATCGCCCGGACGTGGCTTGAGATTGAGTGAATCGCTCGCGCCAAAGGTGCGGACAGTGCCGTCCGGGAGGAACACGTAGAAGCCGGCGCTGACAGGCGTGTAGCCGAGCGGCTTGAGCCCGTCCGCCAGATCGGCGTGCGAGGCCGGTACTGTGCAGCTGAACGGCACCTCCATGCCGAAGCGGTCGCGCAAGATCACGTATTTCATCGGTATCCTTCCTGATGCTCCAGGTAGGCAGCGGCATTCAGGGCGGTGGCGAGCTGCTTTTGCGCGGCCTTCTGCCACATGATCGCCGCGACTAGCGCCCCGTGCCTGGCAGCACTCCCGACCGATTTCGCGCGGATCCGCAGCGCACGTTCGCATTGCTGGATATCGTGGGGGAGCAGCACTAAACAGAGCTCAAGTTCAGTTGTCGGATGCATGGTTAATCTCCTTCGCATTGCGTAACCGCGCCGCGATGATCGCAGCATTGGCCAGGGCGAGCTTTGTCAGGTGATCTCTCCGCAGTGCGATCGCTCGACGCCAGGCCTCGGAACTGCCGATGGTCTCGATGCAGAACTTCCGGCTTGTGCAGCCGAGGTTGACATACAGAAAATGCTTCCCGTCGCGGGAGCGCCGGGAGAGGGAAATTCCGACAATGCCGGTCTTGGTCTTGTGTACCCGCTGGCGAAACGTCCGGAGATGGGGCCCGCAGACCGGCACCCAGTCGTGCGAGTGCCGCGCCGGCCGGGCGATCGCGAGATCCTCATCGGCCGGGCGGTAGCCCTCGACGGTGCGGCCGTAGTCGCCGAACAGCACGAGCGGCATGGCGGCGGCGGCCTGGCGGGCTGTGGCGGAATGCGGCATGGCTACCTCCGAGCAAGCTCTTTCGCGAGCGCGGCGAGGACGATTTCGTGCGTGATCGGCTTCGCGTCCTGCTCAAGCACCCGCTCACAGACGGCATCGACGAACGACAGGTTGCCGCCGCTCTTACCGGCTTTTGCTCGTTCGACAGCCGCCATGAGCACCGCGGTCGTGCTCTCCTTGCTGTCGTAGCCGTCGAGCCGGCGCTGCAGGAGCTTGCGGACATCGGCCTCGCGGAGTTCGCCAAGCTTGAGGCGCTCGGCCAGGCGATTGCCGAGAAGCTGTTTCACTTCCTCATATGCTCCGCGCTCCAGGCGGCGCCACAGCGTGGGCAGCGCGAGCAGTATCAGCTCACCTGGGGCCTGGTTGACGAGGGTTTTGCAGCCATTAAGGCATTTGGGCCCCATATGGTGAGCCTCGTCGATCGCGAGAGCGGTGCGCGCCTGGCGGAGCCGCTTGAGGAGCATGCGCAGCCGCTCTTCGCGGCCGGCGGGCTGGTCGCCGACACCGAGGGCATCAAGGGCGGCCCCGAGAAGGGCGTTCGGATTGTCGTCCCAGTAGATGGAGGCCTCGATCACGAGCAAGCGCTGCCCCCACTTCCGTTGCATGAATTTGAGCGCGGCACTCTTGCCAAGGCCAGAATCGCCCTCGACAAGAATCACCCGCCTGATCGAGCGGCACTCGAAGATGTCCGTGAGTGCGCGGCGGAAAGAAATGACAGTCGAAAGATCGTCGAAAAGTTCGACGTCGCCCCGCTCCCCACCAGTGAGCGCCTCGATAACCGCCCAAACAGCGCGGTAATCGGACGCCCAGCGCTGCAGGTCGAGTTCGGCCAGATCGTTTTTTACGATCCGCACGAAAGTCTTCGTGGAGCCAAGGCCGGGGAACCGGCGAAGGAGCTCGTTGTCCGAGAATTTCCGCGCCTCCTGCCAGGTGCGGATCTTCTTTGCCAGAGCGACCAGTTCGTCGCCCTCAAGATTGTTCAGATTTTCAGGGGTCGTTATCATAGGTCAGAAATTGAGCGGGGTGGGATGTGCGCGCTGGTAAGCGCGCTCCTTGGCTTCGATGCGGGCGAGCTCGTCAGCTTCCTCAGAAGCTGTGAGGATTCGCTGGGCGCGATTGATGGGCGCCGGCGCGGTCGTGACGCGGGTCGAAAGCACCGGATCGGCAGCAGTGCCGCGATCGGTCTGCGGAGCAGTCGCGGCACCGCGGTCCATGCCGGTGGCGACATGCCCATCAGGGCCGCGCTGCTCAGACATCCAGGATGCAAGCGATCCGTCTGGCGCAATCGTCCTATGCTCGCGACGCACCCATGTGCGTGCCCGGCGCTTCGCCTCTTCCGCCCGCGCGGCGTGTTCACTATCCCAGGCGATCTCCGGCTCCACAGAGCCTGCCCGGTGAATAATCACCGGCGCCCGCGAAATGCATGTGGCCGCCGAACACACCAGGTCCGATCCGTGGAAGATCGCGGCTGTCACCGGATCGCCGTTCGGATCGAAGTAGACTGTGACGTACTTTCCCTCAAGGGGGATCAAAGCCTCATCGAAAAACTCATAGCGGTTCTTTTCACCAAGCGGCGAAGTGGCTTCGCAGTGGACCATGTGCCGGCGCACCATGAGGTCGCGCCGCTCGGGCCGGAGCAGGTGTTCGAGCTTGGATGGCCATGGCCGCATGGGTTGCTGGGCAAGATCGGTCTGCCACCGCTCAGCAGGCACCCAAGATCCGAAGAGCGGGCCGGCGTCGATCCGCTCGTGATTGCGCACGTCAATTACCTGCTGGAACGCGGCCATCGCCTGCGTGATAGTCAGTAGCTCGTTCCGCGGATCCCTGCGCCCTTCGCGGTATGCCGTGAGACGCTTATTCATCTCCTCTTCCTCACCGCGGAATCGTCCGATCTGACCCGGCAGGCGGGAGAGATACGTCCAGGTGGTGTTCCACCAATTTTCGATCAGCTTTTGACGGGGCATGTACGCCGTGAGGCGCTCGATGCCGGCCAGGTGGAAAAACTCATTCATCCGCTCGGCCTCCCATGACCCTCGCTCCAGATAGGCCATCCCCCATAGGCCGGTCTGCCGCATCGCATGCCCCATGGTCGCGATCAGGTCCTCGGCGCGGTAGCTCTGCGCAGCGCGCACCACCCATGACACGGCCGGCACGTACCCCGAGCCACAATCGAGGATCGGTAGCACCTGGAAGCGACCGACCTTGACGCCGTATTTGTCAGCGCATGGATCGCCGCCACCCCAAGGCCACGGCACCTGGACAAGGAAGTTCACGGAGCCGTCATCTGATGAGAATTGCTCTCCTGCGTGCAGCCGGCGCTCTTCCGAAGGATGTTTGTGGAGTATACCCGGCGTGTAGACGCTGTTGAGCACGGCCTCCGTGGGCGACCGGTGATGATCCACCACGGCAATCGCGACCTTGATCTTTTTGCGTAGTGACGGCGGCAGATACTGGCGATCCGGCCGAGCGTCGAGATACGCCTTGAATCCAGGAGGACAGCAGGGGTGATTCGCCGCCAGTCGCACGGCGAGGGCGTAGCTCCCGCCAGCCTTCGTCCGGTTCATCTCAAGATACAGCCGCCGGGCTAGCGCGATGAACTCCGGCGGAAGGGAGAAGCGAACTAGGACGGTCGGAGCACCGAACTGGCTCTTACTTTCAGGCCAAACATTCGAAATGGCATCCGACAATTCGCCCGCAGCCAGGTCCTCATCGATTCGGGGCGACAGATTCCCAGTTGCATAACGGGATTGCTCGGATCCATTCGCTAGGCTTTCCCCACCCGCTGTTTCATGCGGTGATCTTGGACCGGTCGCAGGATCTCCCTGCGCACCATTGCACGGCGAGGAAAGTGGAGTCATGGACGGGGTAGTACCGAGCTTCATGGCGGGCATCAGTCTTGGTGAGGCATGCCCTTGTCGACCCAGGCGGCGGTGCAGGCGCGCAGTTCGTCAGGCATCTGGCGGAGCAGCGTCGCCCATTCGTTGACGGTCTTCTCCCAAGTGGCCTTCCCGGGCATCTCCCCCTGGCGCCAGTGCTTCACGAGCAGGCTCGTGCGAAGCTTCTGCACACCGGCCCAAATATTCTGAGGGTGATTGGTCGCGGCCTTGCCGCCCTTGCCGCCGCCAGCCACGAGGAACATGCCGCTGACTGCCGGCATCACCCGGTTCATGGCGATGCCACCCGTCTCGATCGCTTCGCGCAACTCGCGGGCCTTCTTCCGTGTCTTTTCGGTCACCGGGTAGCAGGTGCCATCGTCGAGATCGATAGTCTCGCCATCCGGGGCCTGCTCCACCTGGTCGCAGATCCCGAGGGCCTTCGCCCGGGCGAGGTAGCGGTAGGCAGTCGCCGTCCCTATCCCAAGCTCCCGCGCAATCGCGGCTTTGAAGCCATCTTCCCGGTTCGAAGTCTCATCGTGAGACTTCGAAGAGCCTTTTGGGATCAAATTGGCGTTTTTGTCGAGGAGGTAGAGGCCCCGAAGGCGCTCGATTTCCCTCGTAAACTCATCCCCGACGCGCAGGCCTTCGCGAAGAAGCTCGCGAGCGCGATTCCACGCCGGATCGAGCCGGGCAGCGGAAGAAGGAATTAATGACCGAGAGGCAGTGTGTGCCAGAGAGGTAGTTTCCATGGAAAACGGGTTATTTTCTGCGTTGCTTGCGCTTCCGTTTGGCGGCAGGCTGCAAGCATGGACGCGACCGATCTTTCCCACCTTGATGACCGGCTCGAAAAGATAGCGGATCAACTTCGCACCCAGGTGCGCGAACACATTGGTCAGATTGCGGGGCTGCGCGGGGAAATGATAGGGGTGACGCGCCAGCAGGATCGCTTGGCGAAGACGAGCGAAGAGGTTGGCTATCTCCGAGGTCAGATGAGTCTCGTGTGCGACGAGCTGAAAGCCCTTCGGCGAACCGTAGACAACCTCTTGCTTCAGCGAGCTTCGCAGTTGCCGAGCAGAGAAGCGGATTCAGGTCCTCCCATTCCTCGGGATACCACCGGTCAAGCTCACTGATCGCTTCCCAGGCGAGTCGGACGGATTCGCCGGCTGCATCGACATGCCGAAGGACTCTGGCTAGGTCGCTCATTCCGCCTTGCCCGTTGTTCTCCGCCAGGATCCGTCGCATCTCGGAGATAAATTCCTCGCGGCTCATTCCGCACCTCCGTCGCAGGGCTGCTTGGCACGTCGGATCCGTTCAGCCCGACGTTCGGTAGCATTGAGAAAATTGAGGGGCACGGGTTCCCCACGGCGGATTGATGCGATAGCACTTTCAATGCGCTCGGCCTCTGCTTGGCTCTCGTGGGCAGCCCAGCGAAGTTTCTCTGCACGATGAATCAAAAACGGCAGCCAGC